CGGCCGAGCCACGAGACCGCGTCCGGATCGTCGCAGTTGGGCAGCTGGAACTCGTTCAGCCCCTTGGTGAGGGTGATGCTGCGCTGCGTGAACCCGCAGGGATTGGCGTAGACAGGCGGCGTGGCCTTGTTTCCGATAAGCACACGGATTTTGCCGCCCTTGATTGTGGTCGGATCAGTCATTGCAGGCTCCTTGAGGGGGTTACGGCTGCTCGACGATGGCTTCGAACGTCATCGCCGCATGTGAAGTCTTGCCATCCGGATCACGCAGCCAGCGCGTTCCGCGATACTGAAAAAGAACGAGCGCGTTTTCCGTCAGCGATATGCCCTCGTCATCGAGCGCGACGCGCACCGCTTCGCTGACATGCTTGACCTCCGGAAATCCGACCTTCTGCGACCAGCAATCGATCTGCAGGGTGATTTCGAAGGACTTACGGCACCCGATGTCATCGGGCAGTTCATCGGCCGGCCCGAGACTGACGTAGGGAAAGACTGCGTCGGCCGGTACGTTGTCGTAGATCCGCGCACCGACTAGATTTCGCACGGCGGGCGACGCCTTGAGCTTGGTGACGATGGCAACCTGCAATTCGTAAGCGGGAGACGTTGTCACTTCTGCTTTGCCTTTCTGACGGCCTTGTTGACCGCGCCGGCTATCTTGCGGCGAAGTCGCTTCCGGTAAGCGCGATATGTCGGGAAGATGTGCGGCCGGGCGCCCATCTTCACCGTGCCGAATTCGAGGAAACGCCAGATGAAATTGGCGAAAACGCCCGTCGCGTTCTTGTCCTTCGACGGGTTCTTCGTCCCGACCGCCCTTTCGCTCGGCCGATTGGCGATGCGATCGGCCTGTATGCTCGCGAGATACTCACCGGTGACCGGACCAGGCGTTCTAGGCTTGATACGTTTGGCAAGCTCCTGCGCGCCTTCCAGCTGCGCTTCCGCAACCTGCTCCTCGACATTGGGAACGAGCTGCTTGAGGCGTTTGACAACCTCTTCGCGGCCTAGGAATTTCGCTTTCGTCTTCATCCCGCGTCCACGCCGCTTTCGCAGAGCAGATCAAGCCAGGCCCCATCTGGGGACGGGGTGATATCGGCGATATTGTAAATCGTCCCGTCTCGCGCATTTCGAACACGCCATTCGGTCGTGATCTCGCGCGTCTCGCTGTCGCGGCGGATGAAAATCACCTGCGTATGCTTGCCCGCGAGGCGCGACGCCATCACGCTCTCGCCTCCGCGCAGGTGAATGAACCCAGCCCGACGCTGAAACCGTTGCGCCCAGTCGTCGACGACATTTCCGGCGCCATCATCGCCCGGAACACGGGCGTCGAAGGCGACCCGTTCTTTCAGGTCACCCGCGGATCTCGCTTTCGCCACTTGCCAGCTCCTGGCCGTGCTTATCGACGGCGACTGCCTTTTTCTTGATGATCGCCTGAAGCGCGCAATCACGCTTCACGCTAAGCTCCATCCCCGCCCGATAGCCGATCGTGACCATCGGGTGAGGCTTGTAGTCGAAATCCTCGACGAACCGGACACGCACAGCTTACAGCGCAACGTCCGGGAACTGGATGTCGATCGCGAGAACCGTCGTCGATTTCGCAATACCGATCTGGCAGACATACTCACCAGCGCCGACATCGGCGAGCGGGCAGATTGCGCCCGGCGTATCCGACAGGAAGTAGGGCGTGCCGGGCGTCAAGACGGCGTTCATGGTGAGATCGCCACTGCGGATGATCGAGAGCGGCTGATTTGCCGCCGCGTTATTAAGCGCCAGGCCGCGCGCCTTACGCGCCGCTGGCGTCGCCGAGTTGCTGTCTGCCAACATCGACTTGTCATTGACATCCTTGTAAGCCGCCTGTCCGGCGGCGATCGCCTCACCGGCAACACCATGCTCGACGACAGCATTCGACCCGATGACGACCGAGGCCGCCGTAATTGCAATGTTTGCCATGAAAGATCTCCCAGCTATGCCGCGTTAGATGCGCAGCCAGCGGTAAGGGTTGATGAGAAGTTTCGCACCGCTCGGAATGCCTTCGCATTCCAACCCGTTATCGTAGAGCTGGGAAATGACGAGCATTGCGGCGGACTTGAATGTTGCTTCCTTGCCCAAAGGCACAAGCGACAGGTTGCAGTACTGCAGAACCGCCTGTCCGGCGGCGTCCATGTATGTCTCGATAAGCGCGTCGTCATCGCTGTGATCGACGTGCAGCGCGGCTTTTACTTCTTCCAAGCTGTAAAGCGGGCCGGTCTCGGTAATGACGACGTTTTCCATGAAAGCGCTTCCCTTTTACCGACTTGCCTTGTCGGCAACCGGCGGTGCTTTTTTATTTTTGACCGGAGGCGCGGCTTTCGTCTCCGCATCCGCCCGGCGGACAGCACCCAAAGATTCCAGATATTCGAAATCCTTCTGGCTAAACTCACGCTCGGAACCAGCTTCCAGTCCATCGAGCGGCTTTACAAGTATCGACTTGATCATGGTCCTTCTCCTTCGGTTCATGGGACCTGCGCCATAGCGGCGCAGGTCGTGATCAGCCGAACAATCAGGGGACGCGGCCGAGATCGCCGTAGACGATTGCCTGCGGACGATAGATAGCGAGGGCCAGGCGTTCTTCGGCCCGGATCGTGACCTTGTTCTTGATGAAGTTGTCCTGATCTTCGGTCGAAACGTCCACAGTCGCGTCCTGGCGGTCGAAGATTTGAGCGGCGAGGTTGAAAGCGCCGACAAGTGCCTTGTCGACTCCCATTGCCTGCGTCTCCACGACCGGAAGGCCCCACAGCGTCTTCTGGATGGTCCCCTGCGGGTTGCCGATGATGTAATTTCCGCCAGCATCCTTCGCCATCTCGATGGCGGCCATGTCGATCGGGTTCATAACTACGCCGTTCGGCGGGTATTCTGCGAGCGCAGCCTGAAGGATCATCAGGCGAACGACATCGAGCTGTGTGGAGGCCGTCAGACTTCCCGGAGCTGCATAGGCGGTGGCTGCGGTGACCAGGCCAAGAAGGTTCTGACCAGTTCCGGAGCCGTTGAGAAGCTGGGTTTCCTCGACATACGACAGGCCGAAACGGAGGCGCTGATCGATGATCGAACGGAGAGCGGGAGCGTCCGCCAGAATCTGAACCGAAGTACGCATCCAATGAGCAATGGTGCGAACGGTGGCGACTTTGTCCTCGAACTGCAGTTCAGACTGCGGCTTTGCAGCACCTTCAGCGACCGGCGCCGCGTTGTTGGTGAACAGCTTTTCCTGCTCGTATTCGATCGAGTTGCTCGACGTATTGCCCGGCATCAGCAGAGCACGAACTGTCATGCGCCGCTGCGGCAACTCGACTTGCAGACCACGACGATCAGAGTTCACTAGCGCCCCGGCAGAGCCGGGTGCATCGGTCGTCAGAGAGGTAATGTCCTTCACATCAACCAGAACACGTCCGCGAGGGCGCGTCTGGCCCGCGAAGGCTTTGAAGTCTGCGTGCTCGACGAAACGCTCGCCGGCCGTACGATGGTCATTGTCGTCGCCACCACGGTGAGCAATTTTCTGATCGATCTCGTCAAGCCGAGCCTTCGCTTCATTCATGCCCTTGATGGCCTGGTCGGCCAATTCCTTGGCGGTAGCCGCCAATGGCGTGCCTTTTTCCGCCTCGGCAAGGGCCTTTTCGGCGATTTCCTTCACCTTGTCGTGCTTCGTCTCGAAATCACGCTTGAACTCTGCCGCCAGTTCTGCCGCAGTTTTCGTTGCGCCACCGCCGTTGGGGCGGTCCGGCGCATCGAAGACGATACGAGGACCGAATGGCAGTGCCGCCATCGATGCGATGGCAAATGCGATGGAACCGCCACAGACGACGGCCAGCTTATGTCCCGACATGGGAACCTCCAGTTTTCGGTTGAAATTGAGCGTTCAGCTCATCAAGGCGCGCAAAAATGCGACGCCGTCATCAGCCGCGTCGGCAAGTTCCCCTTGCCCCTTCAGGTGAAGACGCGCGGCGCGCTCCGCCTGCGAGTTGGAGAAGCCTAACCCCTTGAGCCAGGTCTCAAACTCTCTTTCTGAAAGCCGGTCCCCGGCTTTGAGCTTTTCGGTGAGATCGTGAGCAGCCTTCGCTGCTTTCACGCTCTGCACAACCGCATTCTCGTTGGCGCCGACAGAAACGATGCTGACCTCAACGAGGTCGAGCTTCTGAAGGGTCCATACGTACGTTTCAGTGTCGACGCTATACTCCTTGATCCTGTACCCGATCGACAAGCCATCGATATCCTTGGCCTTCAAGAGGGCGTAGGCCTCTCTGCCGCGCTGAACGTCCATGTTCAGCTTGCCACGCATGAGTAGGCCGTGATCGTCTTCTTTGGCTTCGAGCCATTTCCCGATCGGTTCATCGGAATTGTGCTGCCAAAACAGCTTCGGCATCGTTCCCTTGGCCTTGTGAAGAGCAAGGCTCTCCGAGTAAGCGCCATCAGCAATAATATCGCCGTAAGCGTCCGGCTCACCGCCGAAGGTCGAGCCATAGCCTTCGAATTCGCCGGTTTCCTTGAGCGATTTGATCTCAAGAACTGGAGCTGTTTTCCTGTCCATTTCCATCTCCGTTGATGGCATTTGCGAGTGGGATGTCCTGCATTTGCACAGTCACGACGTCCCCGCCCTCGATTGGAGGGAGATTTTCGAGCGCTCTGCACTCGTTTCGAGTGGCAATGCCCATCCGGATCGCCTTTTCGTATGCTTCGTAGCGGCTGGCCGTGTCGCCTCGGAGAAGGCCTTCGAAATTGAACTCGATCACGATTCCCTGCGATCTCTGCTCGGACAGGGGAACTAGCTGCTTCAAAACGGACTGCTCGATCCGCTTCAGACGCTTGCGAAGGGTGAATTTCTGAAAGCCGAGCACATCAGCTTCTTTCCCCGTCCCCCAATTTGAGGCCTTGTCACCAAAACCGACCATTGCCGGTGGAACGCCAAAGATCCGGCAGATCTGCTCGCCGCTAAACTTTCGGCTCTCAAGCATCTGGGCGTCTTGCGGGTCGATCGAGATCTGTTCCCATGTCAGCCCATTATCGAGCAGCATGGGTCTCCCGTTCCGGATGGACCCCATGTAACGCTCTTGCAGAAGCCGCTCCAGCTCCTGCCGTTGATCTTTAGAAAGCTGTGTCTCCGGCCTCGTCGACAAAACACCGCTTGGGTTGACGCCATTGGCGAATACGGAGCCCGCAGCTTCCTCCGAGGCCATCGCGTCGCCGAAGACGTTTCGGCAGATCGAAAGCGTCGACGATCCAGAAATGCCATCACCCAGAGGACCGCGGATGTGCAGAACTTCTGCGGCACGCTTGACATAAGAGCGCCCATTGTCCGTCCAAGAGTACTCCAGATCGTTGTTTGCCTTGCGGCGAACCGTCATCCGCTCCGGTTGTATCGGGTAGAGCGAGGTTATGATGCCGCCCGACCGCCGCTCAATTAAAGCGTAGGCGTTGCCGTGCAGCTCCACACTCGCCGCCATCACCTCCCAGAAATCGACAGCAGTCTGATCGAAATTTGGACTGTCGTGCAGCACGAAATACAAGGGATGATCTTTTGCGACAGTGCGAATGCCGTTTTCTGTCCGGTAGATCATCAGTGGTAAGGATGCGATCGTCCCAGCGATAAGCTGCACGCACGCCCATGTCGCGGAAAGGCCAACCGCTGCGCCCGCCTGATTGAGCCGCCAATCGCGCCACTCAGCAAGCGTGACCTGGTTGGTCACGAAGTTATCGCCGTTCTCAGTCGAGGCGGCACCGCCGCGCCATGGCTCGATATCCTTCACACCATCGCGGCCCAAGAGGCGGGTAAACCATTTCATGCGTAGCTCGCTATCCACGCCTCGGCATCAAAAGCCGCAGCAGCTTCAGGGTTTTGGAACATCAGCATCGCGGCATTGAAGAGCGCCATGAGCATGTCGATCTTCGCGGCGCCAGAGACTTCCTTGGTCACGACATAGTTGCTGCCTCGCAATGTCTGCTTGGCGTTCCCAACAGACCACGCCATCATCGGCTGATCGCCGTGAAGGAACCGCCCATCCTCCAGCTTCAGCGGGACTGACGAGATTGCGGTTTGCAACTTCCAGCCCTGGCCAACAGCCTGTACAAGCGGCTGCGCCAATTTTTCAGCCTCTAGCGCGTCAAGCAAAAGAGCGATACCGGCGCTATCGAGGCCAATGCCAGCCTGCTCTGGTAAGAGACCGCTGTCGAAGATGCGACGGCATATCTTGGCTGCAGCTTCGGCTTGATCTTCGCCGGAGGCGGCGATCTCAAGATCGCCAACCTCCTCGAAGTTGCGTAAGCGTGGGGCAATGCTTTTGCGCTGCTCGAACACCGATTGCCGCGCCCACGCCTTGCCCCATCCGAGCCACCGTTTCGTGCGCTTCTCCCGACCGATGACATACAGCGCCGCCAAGTCGTCGGCTCCGCCCCAGTCGATACCGATCGTGCATACTTCAGACCGACGCAGAAGAGCGTCGAGTCCAGTGAGAGTCTCATCTACACACGATGACCAGTGTAATGCGCCAGACCAGCCATCCCCGCCCAGACCGACACCGATCTCGATATTGAGATGTTGGCTTGCCCAGATTTGCTCCGTTTCTTTGCTGACGCGACCGTTGTTTTCATAATCGTCGACCAGCGCTTGAGGATCGATGGATCGACCGAGATTTGGGAGCAGGTGTTTCCAGTTTTCTTGATTGCGCCAATACTCCTGATCAACCTGTTGCTGGCGCGGGAATTCGTACAGCACCGGCAGCATGATAGGCGAGGATCCACCTTTGCCGTCACGAATGGCCCGCGCTTTGTCGAGCTCTGTTCGCCAGATCCCAGCTGGGGGCTCATCGGACTGTGTCGTTATCATCAACACCTGTCCGCGCTGCTTTGTGATGCCGCCGCCTCGTATCTGCTGCATCACCCTTGTTGCCTTGGCGACTTTCCCAAGCTCATGCAGCTCGTCGATAATCGTCAGAACTGGAATTTCGCCGGTGACGATCGACGTATCGAATGTTTTGACGTCAAGCTGCGTGCCGGTTTTGCGCCGCGTGATGCACTTTAGATGCTCCTGCACCTTGAAGATTTCGGCGAGTTTGGCGTCGCCTTGGACCATGAGCTGCGCCTGGCTAAAGCATCTTTCCGATATGTTCTGGCTCGGAGCGACAATCAGCATTTGCCGGTTGGGCGCCTCTTCCATGAAAAGTGCGGTAAGACCGAGAGCGGCGACGTAGGTCGTTTTCGAATTCTTTTTGGGAACCATGCAGAGCAATTCCCAAACAAGCCGGCGCTTGGTATCTGGATCCTCACTCGCCAGGAATGCGCAGAGCAGATCTCGGAACCAGTCGCCGCAGGCCTCGGCCAAATTTGGGTTTCCGGGAACGTCCGGCAGCCTCAGGCGGTTGAAGAACGCCAGGGCCTTTGCCGCCTTTTCCCGATTAATAGGAACATCGGCCATCGGCGTTTGCCCAGCCTGCAGCTTTTCCCACCAATCCGGGCAAGCGAAGCGCGGGAGATCCTCAGTGATGTGCATTCTGCGAGGCTTCCCGCTCAAGCTCGGCCATAAGATCAGCGTCAGCATCAAGTGCGCGCATCTCGTCGATCACCTTCTTGCCAAGACGTTCGGCCGTCTGCGTCTCTGGCTTCTTTTCCTCCGAAGCCAGTTCACGCTCTATCTCCATTCGATCGTTGCGTTCCATCAGTTTGCCGAACTCGCGAAGCGCACCGACATTGCCTCCCTTTGCCAGTTCCCAAGCAAGATCGAGGCGAGCCCCTTCCAGGCGGTCACGAGCAACCTCTCGGCTTCGAAGCTGCTGAAAATAATTCTTCCGCAAAGTGGGCTGCGTGATGCCCAAAGCGTTCGCAATGCGGGAATTGCTCCAGCCCATCGCCAGTAAGAGCATGACTTTGTTGCGGTTTTTCTCTGTGGCGATATGGGGCGGCCGTCCGCGCTTGCCCCACCCTTCTGGGATCGGGTCGCCGAGGAGGTCAAAATTCGTACTCACGAGAAAAAAATCCCTGAATGAGAGGGGCGCGGGTCTAGGGGCGGCAGGGCCTTCAGACTTTTGACCCGCCCCCCCGGTTGGTCACCATCGGGTCTGCGACCGCTCCTGCCTTTGCTTCTCGCTGTCGTGATACGCCTTGCTCACGCAGTGCAGGTTGTCGATGTTCCAGAAGAGGGAAGGGTCTCCATGATGCGGCTTCTTGTGGTCAGCCACCGGACTGTTAGGCGCTGGATGCTTGCCGATGCACAAGACACCCGTTCGTTGGCAGACGTAGGCATCACGCACCAACACATCCTGCCGCAGCTTCTGCCATCTGCTGGTCTTGTACCAAGCTCGATGCTCAAGCGTCTGGTCGCGCTCACGATGGCGCTGCGCTTCCGCTTCCTGCCGTGTCGATGGAGCTACTGAAGCAAGGCGACTGCCTATCGTCTTCAGCCTTGGCTTTAGGGATGTGAGCTTGCCCATATCCCTTGAATGCAAAAGGCGACCCTAAGGCCGCCTGTCGTCATCTCATAGCAGTAGCACTTGCCCTGAATCAGTGCCTCGTATCGAGGCGGTTAGGGCGGGGGGCTGACCGGTGTACCGACCTCGGGCTATTGCCCCACACTCTCGTGTGTTCTCAGAGGCTCACTGCAGGATCATCAGCTCATCCGTGAGTAGATTTGTATTCATACCTTTTCGAGATTTGCAAGAGGGACAAGCGTCGGCGTCTCACGTCCGAACATCATGACCTCTACCACGGCATCACCCTTTCCGTCAGACCTGCACGTGATGATCCTCCCGTGCAACGATGCCAGCGGCCCAGCAGATATACGCACCTTCTCCCCCTTTCTGAAAACTGTCGTCGGCTTTTCCCAATCGAGGCTTCCGTCATCGGCCAAAGCTTTGAATCTCTTCACCTCACAGTCAGCTATCCGCATGGGAGAAGCGCACCCGCCAAGCACGTCAATGACATGCTGCAGTCCGCGAATTGCTAGGAAGGCCTCATCGGAAGCAGCAAAACGAACGAGCACATAACCGGTCATTACAGGGATAGGAACAGGCGGTATTACACGTCCGCGACGGCGATATTCTGGGCCCATTCGCATGGGCACAAGAGCCTCAATATCCGCATCTTCAAGCGCGGAATTCACAGCTTTTTCGCGACCCGACATCACCCTGATGGCAAACCATGGCGAATCATCATGTGCCTTCCGGGAGGCGAAGTGAAGCATGTCAGCCCTGATTCGCCTCATGCGATCGTCAAAGCGATCTCCTATTCCGACTGCAATGGGAACTCCATCGAACTTGTCATGCTGCATCATCATCGCCCCGCTCCATGCCCAGTGCCGCACGTGCGGCCATTTCGAATTCACCAAGGCCTTCCGGCCCACCCTTGGGAAACCACACCCCTGCCAGATGCTTCGGATCTGGCTCAGGCACTGGAGGCCAATGCATCTGCTCGTGGTAATCGCGCCAGCGTTCGAAGGTCGGAGAGCCCAAGGGGACGAACTCACAAAGAGCCGCTAATGCCGAGAACCGTTTGTCGACGTGATCCTTGGTGCGCTCAATCGCCATGCGATTGAACCGTACGGCTTCCGGATACCCTTCCTGCTGAACACGGCGCCGGTATTCCTGCTGCCTGAAATCATCCGGGAATATGAGATCCTTGCCGTCGATCCGAATCCCGCGCTCAGCCAGGAATCCCATAGCGGTGCTCTCGCTCGTTCGACGGTAGATCTCAAACTTTCGAACCGTGAGCGGGACAAGGTCGTCTGGAAGGTCGATTGGCTTCGGCCCATCGAGCAACGACAGCATGCGCATCGCCGACCAGATATGACCATAAGGCGCGACCGTGACCCGCTCTTCCTGCGCCTTGGCCTTTTCATGAGCGGCCCTCGCCTGCTCTGGCAAACGCTCCCAGCGGCGTTCCGTGAGATAGGTCGAGGCCGCTACAGCCTTCGTGCGGCCAAGCTTCCTGCGCTCGTCCAGCCAAACCGGCGTCATGCGCTCGCATTCTGCCCGCTGCGCCGCCGTCAGCGCATTCCATTCCCGGCGTGCATTCGGTTCGCTGTCGTCAAGGTATCCTGGCATTTTTGCAAACCACGCCCTAAAGCGCCGTTCTATAGCTCTGGGATTTTCTTCCCCTTCATCTTCCCGCTCGCGCTCTCTCTCCGTTCGTTCAACAGGGGGAGTTAAATTACTGTCGTTAATAGGTGCCGGTCCAGAACCGGCAGGGGGTGCCGGTCTAGGACCGGCAGGGGGTGCCGGTATACCGGCAGGGGGGGTGCCTTTTGCGATGCCATCGATAGGACCGAATTCCTTTTCGTCTTCATCGTCCCATGCAGCAAATGCATTGCTCTCGACGACGCGATCAAGCACCACACGATACCAATGAGCGCTGTCGCGACCATCAGCACTGGCGACTTCCTGACGCTCGACGACACCGATTTCGCCAAGTCGTTTAAGCGAATCCTGCACCGTGGAACGACCGCAACCGAGCTGCTCAGCCATCTTGACCTGGCTGCGCCGGCACCATCCTTCCTTGTTTGTGTATGTCCCCAGTAGGCAGAGCACACGAAGGTCGCTGCCTTTCAGCCGACCATCCGTGATGATCCACGCGGGAATGATTGAGAACCGTGGCCCGCTCAATTTGCCCCCTCGACGCCCGCCTGCGCCGCGTGCCTGAGATCATGCGCGGCGATATGCACCGGCATGACAATGGTTTGTGGAAGAGTGCCGTCAGGCAGTCGCTTTGCGTTGGTGAGCGACAAGACAGCATCGAGATACGTGACACCCTCCAGAAGCCCCGACTTCTGCAGGATCACCCGTATGCTCATGTGCTCGCGGTTCATCACGCCGTACGGGCAGGCAAAGAGCCATTCCGCCCGTTCGGCGTGATCAGATGCATCCGCAAGCTGCTCGACAACGGGAAGGAGAGCCATCAATGTCGACCCTCCCGCACTTCGTGTTTCACGTTTGATCTGGTGGAACACGTTGATTTCAAATCCAGTTCCGGCTCAAGATAGAATTGCTCAACCGGAACGCCGAGCCAGCGGCAGAGCGCAATCACCTTGCCGACAGACACCATCTGTCCGCCCATGGCGCGCGAGATATCGTTGATCGTCACGCCAATTTCGTTCGCAAGCGGCCGCATGGCGAGGTTCGGCTCGGAATAGAACTTGCGCTTCAGTGCCGCCGCGAACTTGCGGAAGTCGTAGTCTGCGCGAGAAGGGTCGCGGGCGTTCTGCAGGCCGGTCATTGGATCTTCTCCTGCTGATCGACCCCGACGAGCCGCACGCCATGCGCCGAAGGGCTGACACCAAGCGCGCGCCAAAGCTTCACACGTGCCTCGCAATCGATAGAGAGGCCGTTCCAGGCTCGGTTGAAAGTCTTCGCGTCCAGCCCCGACCGCTTGCGCAGCTCGCCG